CACCACCTAAAGCACCACCTAACAAGTTAGCACCTAAGTTTCTATAGATAGGTTGTGCAGATACTGTTTGTTGAGATGTTGGAGCACCAATCGATGCTAAGTATTCTCTTAGTTTAGTGTAAGGTTTTTGTTGTTCAAATTGGAATCTTTGCATTGCATCCGCTAGGGCAGCTTCTTGCATTGCTTCACGTTGTTGACCAACTTGTGCTAGTCTTGAAATATCAGCATAATCTTGTTGTGCCATTTGAGGAGCTAATTGAGCAGCTTGTAATTGTCTTGCTCTTTCTTGTTGATATGCACCACCATAGATTTGTGAAGCAAGATCACCGAGTCTTTGACCAGCAGTTTCTGCCATTGCACCAGAACCATATCTGCCACCTTTGGCAAACATCGAACCTAATTGGCTTTGAACATCACCCGCAGCTCTTTGGAATGTTTGTTGTAAGTAAGGGTTAGTTGCTGGATCTAAGTATTGACCAGATAAAATGTTTTGAATTTCTTGTTGTGCTGAACCAAGTAATGGACTACCAGCTAAAGCACGTTGTTCTTGTAATCGCATTGCAGCTTCTGTTTGACCAGAAAAAGGCACATAGGTAGCCTCTGGGAAGTATTGAGGTACATCTGACTGATATAACTGTTGTGCTTGTTGTAGAGCTTCTTCGTAATATGGTCTAGTAAACTCAGAAGGTTCTGCTGTTACTGTCGTTGCTTGTTGTGTTGGTTGTGATCCTTTACTCATTTTAGTTCCTTTACAAAATATACTGCTTGAGGTTTATAATCTCTCAAAACTTTTGTCCATCCTTTCCTTCCAACAATCTCTAATCGTTGGCAGTTGTTTCTTTTGGCCCAATCTTCGACTTTACTTGTCACTAGGTCTAGCCATGATTCCATATTAGAGCCACCAGCTAAAACCCAACGCAATACCCTCAGTTGAGGATAATCGCAAACCTCAGTAACAAAAGATGCTTCTATTCCGTCATTCCAACTAATCCATAGTTGCATCCTATTTTGCTTTATATACTCAAGTATATCATAACTAGAGTATGATCCGTCTAAGGCTTTCTCTATTTGGGGTTTAACTTGTGACCAAATAAACTCTAAATCTTCTACAGGTACTTGTGTTATTACCCTACCCAATGATGACATATTTAAATGTTCTTGTACTTGAACCAGATCCATGATTCATAGTCGCTGTTCCATTGCCAATATCAGTAAAATGAATATGGGCATTAGCAGCATTATTAGTTGTAGGCATTAATAAAATAACACTATTACCACCTATTCTTGCATCTGTTAGAATAGTCGTTGTACTAGAGTTTGTTAAAGTTATTTCACCTGTAGAGTTAATCTTTCCATCTAAAATATTATTAATAGCATTAGCAGTTAATCGATTCTGTTCATCTTGATTATCTGTAAATGTAGGTACTTTAAGAAAGTTCTGTGTCATCGTTTACCTTCATTAACGAGTTCAGCATCAAATCCTAAACAATCATCAAAGTCGCCTGTAATATTTAATTGAACTTTATGATATCGACCAGTACATCTCATGGGAGCATCACCACTATCCGTTAGACTAATAGCAGATTTTAGTGTCTCTGTATCTCCTTGTCGATCAATAGAAGAAGTTTGAACTGTTGTTGTTCCCCCACTTACAATAGGTCGAACATTTCTTAAACTTGATCTTCTTCCTTCTAATTCTATTTGACTAGATAATAATTTAGCAGTTCCTGGTGTACCCGAAAAGGTAGCTAGTTTTTTATCAGTATCAAAAGCAGATAAGAATAATCTTGATCCTGCCCAAAAGGGTGAATCTAAGGATAGGTTAAGATCATCAATACTAGCACTAATCGTATCTAGTTCTTCTAATGTATAACCAGGTGTTTGTGCTTGTCCTAAGATTTGTGTATTAACTTCTCCTGTTGACCAGCGTTGGGTTAAATAGTTATACATAATTAATTTGTTTAACTCTCCACTTGAACTTTGAGAAGGATAAGCCCAAACAATTAATTGATTACGAGGATCAACAGCACCTGAGATTCTATCCGAGTATGTATTGGATAAATCATTAAAGAAAAACTTGTTTATTTTATTAGCACCAATCGGAACAGATGTTCGACCATTGAACATATAGAAACCATCTTCTGCTAAGAAGTAATAACTGTTTGCATATTGAACAACACTGCCTGATTTTAATACGCCTATATTAGAATCTACTTTTGTGAATTGAAAAATTAATGGAGTTCCCACGTAATCGCCACGATAAATAGCTCGTTCCATGAAGGCAACAAGATACTCTCCCCCTTTAATCATTTGGAGTTGTCCATGATCTCCGACTAAATCTTGGAAATCAGATTGGGTTGTTTGAGATACAGTAAAATCAGTAGGATCGTTAATCGCAGACCAACGAACCCGTTGTGATTGACTCGCATTATAACCAGTCACTAAAAAGTCTCTGACAGTAGTAACAAACTTTGTCTGTAAAGAAACTAAATCAGCAAATTCTGTGGATGTTCCAATTTCATAAGATTGAATATTTTGTCCAATAGCAGAAGCAATAATACGATTACCAAAGATGGTAAAAGACCATTGACCTAAACTTGATACTGTGTATCCACCAGATTTAGAAACATCACTAAAAGAAGAACCATCTAATAAATATAATTTAGAGCTGTCTCCCGCTATAACTCGTATTGTTCCGTCAGTAGAACGTAATACTGCTAATCCTTGTGCTCTATTATCTAAGGCATCAGAAACAACATTAAGACTTGGAAGAGGTTTATAACCATCTCCATAAGGAATAACATTATTGGCTTCTAAACAACCAGGATTACGATAATCAGGTAAGTCCTTTAACAATTCTCCAAATTTTACAAAACTCATTTTTTATCCTTTATGCAGCTTCCCACGTTTCGTTGTTATTTGATGTTACATCAGTCCATGTTTCTGTTACATCAGAAGTTAATTCTGACCATGTTTCTGTTTCAGGTGATGTAATAATAGACCAATTAAATCCAATCGGTGAAGCAATACTTGTTGTTGTTGCTTGTGCTGTTGTTATTAACACAGGTGAAAAGATAGCACTTGGATTAGAGGTTGTCGATACACTTGTGCTAATTTCTTCAGGTTGTGCTGAAACTTCAAATGCTCCATTAGCAGTACTTGTTGCCTCAACATTAATTGAAGCATCATTGAATCTTGTGACGAGTAAATCAACATCAGCAATGGTGACTGCAGTTGATACAGCATCAGGAGTAGCAGGTCGAATACGAACATTATCCACAGTATCAATATTTGATACTGTACTAATAGAACTATCACCAAACTTTGTTACTTGAGCAACAAAACTAGCTATAGTCGCAATAGTTGATACCGAAGAATCTGTTAATCGTATTCTTGTTGAATCGACATTAGCAACAGTTGATACTGTAATAACTGCTGAAGGATTACCTGTTTCAATAACAGTAGGATCAACATCAGCAATCGTAGCACTTGTAGAAATACTAGCATCATTGAGTCTTGTAACAAGAACATCAACAGTGCCTATAGATACAGAAGTTGATACCGAAGCATCATTGGTAATTAAGAGACCACCAATCGCATTAACAGTAGCGTTAGTGCTAATACTACCACCATTCTCTCTAAGAGTGGTAGTAGCATAATTAGCAGAATCTAAAGAGTAAGGTAGGCTATCTAAATCTCCTAGTAGAACTAGGTTATCAATACTTGTTCCTACATTACCATAGTCAAAAAAACCACTGCCATCATAGGCAGTTTTTGTACTAGTCCATACACTAGAATCTAAACTTACAGGTAAGCTATCAAGCGTACCGAAGTTATCTAGTTGTTCTAATGTTAATGGGCCAGAAGGCATTAAGCAGCTGTGATGGTTAGATCACCAGATGATACTTTAAATACGTCTCCCGCTTCAATAGTTTTAGATGAAGTAAATGCTCCGTAAAATAGTAAGTTACCAGCTGAAGAAGCATCAAAGATACCAAAGTGTGATACAGTACCGAATCCACCACCTGTAGCTTGATCGAAAGTTACATCGGCATTACTAGAAATAGATCCACTAGAAGCAGAACCAAAAGTAATGGCTTTTCTAACATAGGCAGTTCCAGAGGTAGAAACTTCTGTACCAGAAGCATCGTCTGCTGGATTGCTAGTAAACAGGGCTAGATAGACAGCTGCAGGAGCAGATGTACTAGCAGTTCCTGTAAAGTGATCGAGAAATTTATTCTCTAAGTAGTCTGACATTGCTGACATTTTTTATTCTCCTTTATGGGTTTGCTGAGTCTGTTTTCATAGCAAAAGCAGTACGACCAGAATATCTGCCTTGCTCATCGTCTCTATTTATTAATTGTACAGCTTCATTATACAATGTTAACCATGTAGGTAATCGTTCATCGTTAATGATATAAGGTTGAGCTTCCACCAAAGCACCATACAAATAAACTTGTGGGTAGTTAGAAAGAATATAATTAGTGGTATTAGAATTAGATAATGCTGGTATTTTACCAAAGTAAGATAATTTTAATGTATAGGTACTATCAGGAATAGGATTTAATTTAATCTCATTACCCATAATTGTATATTGTTGGGGTGTACCACTAGAATCTTTTAGGTTGTTTAATTCAATTTCTGTAGGGTTAACATAATCTAAAATGGCGTTAGGATTACTGTCAACAAAGAATTGTACCATTTCTAAAAAGTCACTAGGCAAATCAATAAAAGCGTCACTAGCTGTTGTGGTTGTTGAAACTCTTTTCTGCATCACACGTAAACGTAAGATACGATTTAACTTAGATTCTGCTAATGTAATAAAATCAGGAATAACCGAAGTTAAATCAGATCGATTCAAGTAATTAGCAATACTTGTTTTGAGTTCTGTGTATGATGTTAATGCCATTAGATTTTCTTATCTGTTACCTTTAAATATTTATTGTCTGGATCATTTAAGAAACGAGCAA